TCTTATGAATGACAACATGGCTTTATTTGCTGCTACGATGCTGCATAGCGCTACTAATACCCATTTCTTTCATTGGTCTACTGATAGTTTCAGCAAGCATATGGCTTTGGGAACTTACTATGACGGTATTGTCGAACTTACAGACAATTTGGTTGAGGCTTACATGGGTTGTTACGGCAAGATTACAACCTTTCCAAGCGTATATCACCAGCCTAAAGAAGCGGTTAAGTACTTGGAATCATTGAAGAAATTTGTAGTTGATGCTCGTAAAGATTTGCCCGAAGAAAGCCAAATTCAGAATATTATTGATGAAATAGCACAGCTTATTGACTCAACCCTTTACAAACTACGCTTTTTAAAATAGGTAACAATATGCCATTAGATAAGTCAGGTAGCGCCCAAAGCGTAGGTAAAAACATTAAAGCTGAAATGAAAGCTGGAAAGCCTAAAAAACAGGCAGTAGCTATAGCACTCAATGTAGAACGAGATAACGCTAAAGGTAAGCGTAAAGCTACTTTAGAAGAAGCATATGGCAAATTTCTTGGAAAGCGTGAAGCCAAATGAAAGACGGACTTTACGCCAATATTCACCGCAAAAGGGCTAGGATTGCACAAGGGTCTGGCGAGAAAATGAATAAGGTAGGTAGTAAAGCTGCCCCAAGCGCCAAAGATTTTAAAGATGCCGCAAAAACAAGAAAAGAAGTTATTGCTGACAAAATGAAGGATATGTAATGGAACACATGACAAGAACCTATAAAAAAGAAGATGCTATGTTGCGCCCAGAACATAAGTCAACGCTTGAGAAGCAACAACGTATGCGTAGAGATAAGAAGAAGCCACCCGAGTTGGCAGTAGGTGGTAAAGGTGAGATGCTTAATCCTAAAGAGAACGCTAGAATGAAGCGTAAACAAGCATTAGCTGACGCAATGAACAAGATACACGACCCTGACATTGCGTAAGGATTTGCTATGGCCTGGACTGATAGATTAGCTGAATTTTTACGCCTAAATGATGGGGAACAGGCCTACACAGGCTACCCACAAATGCAAGTTGGTCTTAATAAACCACGCCAAGCAGGTGCAATAACAGGTTTCTTAGAAAATGCTACTGGTTTGCCTTCAATGCAACCTGTAAACCCTATTACAGACCCTAATTATGCTTCTTACGCACAAGGTCAAAACTATGGGGATTTAGCAAATGCAGCTTTAATGGCTACGCCAGCAGCAGCATTATTAGCTACAAAACCTCAGTTATTAGCCAGGGCAGCTAGTCCGCTATATCGCCCTCAAGTTACTACAGAAGCAGCCGTAACCCCTAGCAGAACTCTTTTAAATGCTTCTGGCAGCCCTGAGGCAGAGTTATTAAGCACTCAGCGCTATCAAACAGCAGCAAGCCCATCGCTATTGCGTGATGTGGCCCAAAGACAAGGATTTTGGGAAGGCGAAAGCAACCCATTATTTGTAGCAAAAACTGAACGCACTTTAAATGTAGGAAAAAGCCCCAATCTATTAAAAGATGTGGCCCAAACCGCAGAAAACCTAGAACAAGCAGGTGCAGCAGTAACTAGAGTAACTCCATTACCTTATGGCAACCTATCTAAAGGCAATGCTGCGCTGTTAACTAGAAACGGTAAACCATTAACCAATGATGATATTAAAGAACTTAATAAAGCATTAGGTGGATTTGGTGATACCGTGGTGCAACATAGGGCTGGCGGTGAAGGTCTAATCTTTAAAGGTGGCTGGGATGATTCAGTAAGTTTGCAACAAATGGTAGATAAAGCCAAAGTTGCCGTGCCTGGGCTAAAAATTAAACCTGCATTGTCAACTGAAGGTGTAGATAGAAAGTATTTTGAAAGACCTGACTACGCCCAGTTTGGCGCAACACCTAGGGAAACTAACCGTAGAGGTCAGCTTACCCAGATGTTTGACGAAATGCTAAAAACTAAGGGTTACAGACAGGAGTAAAGTCAATTACTTTGTACTTATTGTGAAGCCAAGGAGTAGATACTAAATGCTTACCTGTTGGCGTTTTATTAAAGTAAATTGAATAAGCCTGTTCATATTCTTCCCTAGCTTTTAATATAGCTTTATTAGAACTATTACCAGGGTAATGAGAAACATAGCTTTCACAGGCCAATTCAACTGATTTAGGAAATGGGTAAGCGTCATTCTCCCATCTGTTATAAGTAACCCTGTGAACCCCAAGCAACTTAGCTGCCTTTTCCTGAGATAAATCAAGAATTTCTCGCCATCGTTTAATGTCATAAGTCATGCTATTACTCCCTAGAAGAATAATCCCGAAGGATTTTGCTGGTGGTATGGCCCGAAGGCAAATAGTCTGGCGCATCTAAAGTGGGCAATTTGTCCGCATAAGCAAGCAATGGTTCAAACACCCCTAAAGCCTCACGCCATACATCTTGTTCACTAAAGCCCCTGCGTACACAGGTATAAACGCAGTCAGTACGATATAAAAGATGTTTCATTTAATTCTCCTTAAGCGTAAGCTGTCCAATTAGATTCTTGAAAAATCTTTTTACCTTCAATAACTGCAACTGGTTCAATTCTCCAAGCATGGCGATGGCTGCACACTTTGATATGTGGGCCAGATGTAGCGCTGTGATACTGAATTAACTTTTTAAATGGTTTGCCAATAAATGCACCTGGTTGTGGAACAGAAACACCTTGTAAGTACAAACCGTTGCCTTCAGAATGTGCGCCAATTTCACAAGCAGTTACAGATTTGCCAGAAACAGCAATGACTTCATAGTAGTCAATATTGGTTTGGTCATAGCCCCAAGAAGATAAGAAAATATCACCAACTTTGACATCATGCTTAATAGAAGCTAATTCAGCCTTTTTTTCAGCTTTAATTTTTGCCCTTGAATAAACTCTTTCAAATGTTTTGGTAACTTCTGCCTGGCGCTGTTCCGCATTTTTAAAACGATAGTGCCAAGTAGGTTTAATAGCACGACCTACAAAGCACAGGCCACCTATTGTTGGTGATTCTTTGTAATAGACTTGGATACCTAAATCTTGGTCATCCCAAGATAATTCGTAGCCTTCTGGAATATAGCGTTGGTCTTGAATGTTGTTCATTTGTTTCCCCTTTTAAAAACATTGATGAGTTACTGCATGACTCCAATGTAACATATTGCTACAGTATATGTATAGGGACAAACCCTAATTTCTTTAATTATTTTTATATGTGTTGCTTTTTTACAATTCATGTAGAATATGCCTATACAAATCAACAACTTGAGAATGTATGACAAATAAAGTAGATGAAAATAGAAAAAAGACAGGCGGTCGTAAGCCAGGAGTGCCTAACAAGGTCACTCAAGAGGCTAGAGAGGCCGTAAAAGCATTACTTGATGCTAACCTACCATTCTTACAAGTATGGCTTCAAACGACTGCTGATGGGGTCTATGATGATTTAGCTGGAAAGTGGATTGTCCCTCCTAATCCAGGCAAAGCCTGTGACATAGTACAAAACCTAGTTGAATATTCTGTACCTAAGTTAGCTAGGACTGAAGTAGTAGGTGATGCTAAAGCCCCTCAAAGGATGGTTATCTCTTGGAAGAAGTAATCAATATTGAACTTGACTACAAACCAAGGGAAGTATTCTTAGATTTCCACGATAGAGAACAACGCTGGGCTGTCATTGTTGCCCATAGACGCTGTGGTAAGACTGTTAGCTGTATTAATGAATTGATATACAAAGCCCTAATAGAGGGCAAAGATGACGCTAGGTATGCGTATATAGCACCGTACTATAGCCAGGCAAAGAATGTGGCATGGGACTACTTACTAAGATTTAGTCAGCCTGTGCTAAATAAGGCTAATCAATCAGAACTATGGGTAGAACTTATAAATGGCGCAAGGATTCGTTTGTTTGGTGCTGATAACGCTGACAGTTTGCGTGGTCTGTACCTTGATGGCGTAGTTTTAGATGAATATGCTGATATGCGCCCTAGAATATGGGGTGAGATTATTCGCCCATTATTAGCAGATAGAAAGGGTTGGGCTGTGTTTATTGGTACACCCAAAGGCCATAATGCTTTCTGGGATGTATATAACAGCGCCACCAAAGATAAAGATTGGTATGTAAAGACACTTAGGGCTGACCAAACTGACTTGATTGGTGATGAGGAACTAGCAGACGCAAGAAAGGCTATGACTCCTGACCAATACGAACAAGAGTTTCTATGTAGTTTTGAAGCTGCCATACTTGGTGCTTACTATGGTCAAGAAATGAGGTCTGTTACTGATTTGGGCCACATAACCCCAATAGAATATGACCCACTATTCCCATTAGAGAGTGCCTGGGACTTAGGCTATTCAGACGATACTACCTGCTGGACTTTTCAAGTGGTGCATGGAGAAGTACGATTCCTTGACTATCACACTAGCAATGGTAAGAGTATTCCCTATTACACAGGGTACATTGCACAGAAAGAATTAGAGTACAACTGCAAATATGACACTCATTGGCTACCGCATGACGCTAGGGCAAAAACACTAGCAAGTGGAGGAAAGTCAATAATTGAACAACTTTCTTTGAAAATTCCGTTAAAATCTATGAAGATTGTGCCAAATTTGTCACTTCAAGACGGAAT